TGGCCGCCGCCATGGCCGAGAGCCGGCAGTACCGCGAGGCGCTGCAGATCGCCAGGAGCTTCTTGCTCGACCCGGAATCCAGCGGGCGGCGGCGCGCGCTCGCGGCCATCAGCAAAGCACTGGAGGGCAAGTGAACGAGGACCAGATCTACGACGCGGCGGAGCGCGAGATGGACGTGTACCGCAACCAGGTCAGCCGCCTCATCGCGCAGCGCGACGAGGCCCGCGAGCAGCTCGGCCGGCTCCACGACAGCATCGGCAACCTCGCCGCAGGACTCAAGCTCAGCGCAGACGCCAGCCGGCCGAGCAAGAAGAGCCAGATCGAGGACGGCTGCGCCGCAGCGCTGCTCGGCATCCTGGACCCGCGGCCGCCCGTCGAGCAGGTCACCGTCAACAGGCACCTCCTGTGAGCGAGATCGGCAAGGCGCTGCAACTGCTCGGCCTGTTCGCGCTCATCGCCTACTGCATCTACGTCGCAACCGGAGGGCACTGATGGCCAGGATGCCTGACTTCTTCATCGAGACCGAGCAGCGCGCCGCCGCCGTCGGCCGCGGCATCACCGGCCTGTTCGAGCACCACCACCAGACCCCGGCTGCGCAGCCGGTTAACCTGGCAGCGAGCGCCGCTCCTGCCCAGACCCAGGGAGACACCATGTCACTCGCCACCTTCGAGGAAACCCTCCTCAACGGCGTCACCAGCGTTGAGAACGAGTTCGCCAAGTTCAAGCAGACGCTGCCCGTCATCGTCGCCGACGTCAAGGCCGTCACCGGCACCCCGCTCGGCCAGCTTGCCGTCACCGCCGGGGAACACCTTGCCGCCGGGATCCTGCCACCTGAGGCCCTCGCCATCGTCGAGAGCGGCGCCGTGGACCTGTACAACAAGATCCTCGGCCTGTACAACCCGCAGGGCGCGCAGGCACCGGCAGCGCCGCCCGCTGCGCCGGTGCAGTGAGCCCTGTCTGGGCTGCCGCGATCAGCGGCGCGGCCACCAACGCCGTGCTGCTGGTTGCCGGGGTTGCCCTCGTGCGGCGCGCACGCAGGCGGTACCGGTGAGCGAACCGCAGTCCGCTGAGGCCGTGCGCGCGGGTGACCGCGCGTGCGGCCCGGCGGTGACCGTCGACCAGCTCCGCGCCGCCGTGGAAGCCCACGAGCCCGCGAACGGCATGACGCAGTGGTACGTGGACGAGCTCTGCATCGACTGCGACGCCGACGAGTTCTGGTCCGTGATCGCCGCCGTCCTAGAGAAGCAGTGACCGCGCTGATCCCGGAGGGCCTGGAGCCGCTCGCCGTCTGGGACTCGACAGAGCCGGGATGGTGCGACGAGCACTGGCGCGAGCGCACCGAATGGGCCGTGCTCCACCTCGACGCCGAGTTCACCTACCGCGCCGAGTTCTACCTGCTCGACGCGCCATTCGCCGTCGTGCACAAGTTCGCCCGCAACGGTGACGGGCGCAAGTGGGCCGCTAACGGCGAGGCGATGACTGAGCCGCCTGCTATCTTGCCGCTCACCGAACTGCCGCCCGCGCACCTGGTGAGGTAACCGTGCCCTGGGACAGCGCCCGCAAAGACCCCGCCTACAACACCGCAGCATGGCGACGCGCCCGCAACGCAGCCATGAAACGAGCACAGTGGAAATGCGAGATCAGACTCGACTGCTGCATCGGCGCAGCCACACAGGTCGACCACGTGGCAGGACTCGACAACGACCGTAACCACCAGATGCTCAGGGCAGCATGCGCACCGTGCCACGCCAAGGTGACGGCACAGCAGGGCAACGACGCGAGGCTAGGCCGCGGGCCGAAAGACCCGGCACCGACACCGCGTACAGCATGGTGACCTGCATACTTATGCAGTCACGCTACGCAGCGTGGCGGGGGGTCGAAGTCCAGTGGACTTCCCGCACAGGGCGTTCCTTCCCCCTGTTCCCTCCCCCCGGATGGCCACCATCGCCCCCGGCGTGACGCTGCGTGACGTTACCTGGCCTGACCTGCATAAATATGCAAAGTTAGCCGAGTAAGGATGGTCCGGATGGATGACCGTGAGCCCGTGGCGTGCTGGGTTGACGAGGAAACGTGGGGCCGCGTGCTCGACCCGTCGCTGCCGCCGGGCGTGATCGCGCTGCAGGACACGGAAGGCCAGTGGTGGCGTTACCCGCTGGCCGAGTTCCCGGCCGACGAGGCCGAGGTGTGGGCGGCCGCGCGGCGCGACTTCTGGCGGCAGTACCTTGACGAGGCGCCGCCTGTGCGGCTCCCGGATTTCAGGCGCCGCGAGCCGCGCCGCTAGGCCGCAAGGATCCTGATGCGCGACCGCTTGCGCGGCCCGAGGGTGTTCGCGGCCTTGACCGCTCCCGCGAACGCGTAGGCGGCATCGACGTGCCCGATGCCGTCGCCCTTGCGGGTAAAGCGCCACCCGTCACCGGACGGCAGCTTGGCCGCGTTGGCGACGTGGGCGTTGAGGAGCGGGTCGTCGGGCTGGAGGATGCTGCCGGCGACGGTGAGGTCGGCGAGCTCCATGCACGCCTCCGACGCCTTGCCGCCGGTGAGCTCCATCGACCCGCGGCGGGAGCGGAGCATGGTGGCGAACGCGGCGCCGGGCCCGGTCGGGTACCAGGCGATGGCCTGCGGTTTCATCCGGTCGAGGATGGCGGGCAGTTCCCTGCGGGCCTCGTCGGTGCTGTCCCACGCGTTGGCGATCTCGCCGCGGATCCGCCCGTCTTCGAGCATGGCGGCGACGGCGAGGGTGACGTGCTTGCCGTCTGGTGATACGTCGATGCCGGCGCAGACGTGCCTGCGGTGCCCGTCGAGGGTTCCGGCTGGGTCGGCGCATGCTTTCCACCGCTCGTAGTCGATGGCGCCCTCGAGCTGCTCGACGCGCTGGCAGAGCACCTCGGTGCGGAAGGTGGCGGGGCGGTCGGTGCCGCGGGCGGAGCGGATAGCCTCCTCGGTGATGATGTGGCCGAGCCCCGGGTTGGCCTGCGCCCATGCTTTCGGGTCGCCGAGGTCGCAGTTGTCGGGCGCTGACCATTCCAGCAGGCACAGCGACGGGTCGTTGCCGGCCAGCGCCGCGGCGCGGAGGTCGTTGAGGACGGTGGACGCGTCGGACCCGGCATTGGATGCCGCCCAGACCTGGCCGTCACGGCGGGCCATGGTGGTCTTGGAGACGGCGGCCCAGCCCTTGTCGTCGTGCTGCTCGCGCAGCTCGTCGATGATGACCATCTCGTTCGACCCGCCGCGGCCTGCCTTGCCGTTGGCGGCCTTGATGGCGTACCTGCCGGTGCCTGCCCAGAATTTCTCGTCGCCGTTGACGTTGCGGACGCCGCCCCATTCGGCCTCGAGGTCGGGGCAGCCGTGGATGGTGTCCTGGCACATCTGCCACTGGTCGCGGGCCAGCGCCACGTCCTGGGCGACGCCGAGGATGCGGCGGGCGCCGTCGATGTACATGCGCCAGAGGGTGAGCACTCTCAGCAGGTGCGATTTGCCGTTCTGGCGGGCGACGAGCAGTAGGACGGTGCGGTAGCGGTAGGTGCCGTCGGGGTTGAGCTCGAGGGCGTGGATGACGGCGAATTCCTGCCAGGGCAGGAGGGGCTCGCCGATGAGCTTGGCGAAGTCGATGACCTCGTAGCCGCGGCTGGTTTGCCGGGTGAGCGGGCGTCGCGGCTTGGTGAACAGGCGGGGGGTGGCGCTGCCGATGAGCTTCTTGCGGCCGGGCCCTGTCGTCCCGCCGGGCTTGTGGTCGCCGCCGCACCGCTTGAGCCCCGGCTTGGCCAGCTTGCGGCAGCCCGTGACGGTGCAGCGGGTGCGGGCCGGCGGCTTAGGAGCTGCGGGCGGCGCGGAGGGCGGCGAGGCCGTTCGGCTTGGCATCGGGTGCCGATGGTTTCTTCCCGGTGATGGCCGCCCGGGCGGCGGGTGTCGCGCCGAGCTCGGCGAGCACCTTCAGCAGTTCGGGGCCGAGCCAGCGGACGGCGTAGGCGTAGTCCTTGCCGGGGGCGGCGCGGTCGATGGTGCGGGCGTACTGCTGGGCGAGCTTGGCGGCGGCGGCGTCCTGGCCGTCGGGGTCGAGCTTGAGGACCGCGATCGTCTCGGAAACGGCCGGGTAGAGCAGCTCGCTGGCGTCTCGCAGCATCATCTGTGGACTCCCTACATATCCGCGCCCTGCTTTGCCCTGATTCTCACGCGTCGCACCTGTAGATATCCGACAACCTGATGCTAACCTGTGCGTGTCACGAGAGCCGGGAGCGGTGAGATTGCCCCTGGCTCTTTCGTGACGCCCGCTCCCGGTTCTCCCGTCAAGGGAGGGCCGCATGGCCGCTGTCACGGTGCCGTCGGGCCGCTCCCTCATCGGCAAGCTCGCGCTCACTTTCGCGGCGCGGTCCCGTGCGCGCTCCGGCCGCCCGTCGAAGGCGGCGGCGTTCATCGCCGACCACACCGGCACGTTCGCGGCGCTGGGGTTCGCTGACGCCGCGGCGTGGCACACCGGGACGACGTGGGGCCTGATCGCGACGGCCGCCTGCGTCCTGGTCGCCGAGTTCAAGGTCCGCGGCTGACATGGCCGGCGTCCCGTCACTGCCCGCTCAGCCGCCGCCTGTTGACTCCGGCAACCAGCTTCTCGCCGAGACGCCCGCACAGCTCACCGTGGCACTGGTTGGCACGCCGGACGGGCAGCGCATGGCACTGACGATCAGGACGGGGATGAGTGTCTCGGGCCTCGTCGCGGCAGGCACCTGATGGGCTCACTGATCGGGCAGCTGCTGAAGCCCCGCAACGCCGCGCCGGGCCCCCCGGTGCCGATGAGCATGGGCGGCTTCCTCGGCGGCCGGGGGACGTCTCTCGGCGGCGGCTCCCTGACGTACATGGGCGCCTACGGCAGCAACGGGACAGTGTGGCAGATAGCGCACCTGCTGGCGCAGTCGACGGCCAAGCCGGAGTGGCGGCTGTACAAGAAGCCCGGCCAGGACGGCCGGGTCAGGTACACCACCAGCGACCGGGGCAGCGACCAGCGGCAGGAAGTGGTTCGGCACCCGGCGCTGTCGGTGCTGCGGCAGCCCGCCTCGATCAGGGCGGGCAACGTCACGCTGCCCGCATGGACCCGGTTCAGCCTGATGGAGGTCAGCCAGCTGTACCTGGAGCTGGCCGGCGAGTCCTACTGGGTGGTCGGGCGTGACCCGCGCGTTAACTACCCGATGTCGCTGTGGCCGGTGCGCCCCGACCGGATGGAGCCGGTGCCGGACAAGGAGAACTTCCTGAAGGGCTGGGTGTACACCAGCCCGGACGGCCGGGAGCGGGTGCCGCTCGACGTCGACGAGGTCATCCAGGTCAAGTACCCCGACCCGCTCGACCCATACCGGGGCCTGGGCCCGGCCCAGGCGGTGCTGGCGGACATCCAGGCGGCGAAGCTGGCGGCCGACTGGAACCGGAATTACTTCTACAACTCGGCCGCGCCGGGCGGGGTGATCCAGGTGGATCACCCGATGGACGACGACGAGTGGAACGACCTGGCGAACCGCTGGCGGGACGCGCACCGCGGGGTGTCGCGGGCGCACCGGGTGGCGATCCTCGAGGCCGGGCAGACGTGGGTGCAGAACAGCCACTCGATGCGCGACATGGACTTCGGCAACCTGCGCAACGTCTCGCGTGACCTGATCCGCGAGGCGTGGGGCATCCACAAGATCATGCTCGGAAACTCGGACGACGTGAACCGGGCCAATGCCCAGACAGGCGAAGAGGTTTTCGCTAACTGGAGCATCGCCCCGCGCCTTGACCGCTGGCGAGACGCCTTCAACTTCCAGTTCCTGCCGCTGTTCATGGCCGCAGGGGAGGACGTCGAGTTCGACTACGTGTTCCCGACGCCGAAGAACCGCGAGCAGGACCAGGCCGAGCTGAAGGTGAAGTGCGAGGCGTGGGCCGCACTGGTCGACGCGGGCGCAGACCCGCACGACGCGGCCGAGGTATGCGGGCTGCCGGACATGGCCGTCGCCGAGAAGGCAGTGCAGGCTCCGGCGCTGCCGCCGGGCTGGGTGCCCGAGCCCCCGGCCGCGCCCGCGGTGCCCCCGGCGCCGGACAACGCCCCGGCGAAGAGCCAGGACCTTGCCGCGCTGCTGCGGCGCGTCCTTTCAGACGGCTACGTGCCGGTCGAGACCGGAAGGCGGCAGTAGTGGAACACAGTGCCCGGCCGTTGCGGAGTACGCGCAGGCTCCAGAACCTGACCTCGACGCTTCCGAAGTGGTACAGCATCGGCAACTCGGTTGCCGGGCAGCCGACTCAGATCTCGATCTACGACGAGATCGGGATGTTCGGCACGTCGGCCGGGTCGTTCCTCGCTGACCTCAAGGGCGTCAACGGCGACATAGAGGTCCACGTCAACAGCCCCGGCGGGGACGTCTTCGACGGGATCTCGATCTACAACCAGCTGCGGCAGCGGCCCGGGAGCGTGCACGTCATCGTGGACGGCCTGGCCGCGTCGGCGGCGTCGTTCATCGCCCAGGCGGCGAGCCCCGGCAAGCTGGAGATGGCGCCGCACTCGCAGATGATGATCCACAACGGGTTTTCCATGGCGATCGGGGATGCCGCGGACCTGCGGCAGACCGCCGACCTGCTCGACAAGATCACCGCTGAGATCGCGGGCATCTACGCCGAACGGTCGGGCAAGCCTGTCGGCTACTGGCTGGCCAAGATGTCCGCCGAGTCGTGGTTCAGCGATTCCGAGGCGGTTGCCGAGGGCCTGGCCGACAACATCCACGGGCAGGGCAAGCCTGCGAATGCCTGGGACCTGTCGGTGTACGGCACCGCTCCCGGCAGCGCCGCGGCGCAGCCCGCGCCCGCCACGGCCCCGGCCGTCCCGCCGGCGGCCGTGGCGCCGCCCCGCAACGCGGACAGCGGCGACGGGCCGGTGCAGATCGGTGACGGGTGGGTGCAGGACCCGGACGGGACGACCCGGTTCGACCCGGATGACGACGGCGACGACGACTCGACGCCCGAGGGCGACACCGACCACGACTACTTCGACGAGGACGGCAAGCCGATCCCGGGCAAGACCATCCCGCCGAAGCCGGGCGGCACGTCGAACCTCTCCCGGTTCCCGCTGCTCGACACTGCGGACGGCAGCCCGTGGGACGCGGCGAAGGCGTGGCACAACGGCGCGATGTCTGATGACCCTGCCAAGTTCTACGCGGGCATCTGCGCAGGCAGGAGGGCGGGAGACCCGTCCAATCAGTCGTCGTGGGCGCTGCCGTACAAGTACCACCCGGGCGACGCCCCGAACGCCGCGGGCGTCAAGGCGGCACTGTCGAGGCTCCCGCAGACGGACGGCCTGGCCAACGCCGACGAGGCGAAGGCCACGCTGCAGGCCGCGATGAAGCAGGTGGACCCGGGCTACGACCCGGACGCCCTGGCCGTGACCCCCGCCGTGCTCGCGCAGGTGTTCACCATGCCGCGGGCCACGGTCGACCACAGCATGTGGGATCCCGCCGCGGCGCTCGCCGCCGCCGCCGCGGCCGAGGACCCGGAGGCGTTCTACCGGGGCATCTGCGCGGGCCGCCGCCCCGGCGACCCCGCGACCCCGCAGGCGTGGGCGCTGCCGTACCGGTACGCCCCGTCGCTGCCGCCCAACTCGTCCGGCGTCCGGGCGGCGCTGGCGAAGATCTCGCTGATCAAGGACCTGGCGAACGCCGGGGAGGCCCGCGCCGAGCTCGAAAGGGCGATGCGCGAGGTCAGCCCGGAGTACTGCCCGGACGAAATAGACCCGCAGCTGCTTGCCGCAGCTCTCGGGCTCGGCCTGGAAGGGGCTGGCAAGTGACGACAAAGGCAAAGGTCCCGACTGACCCCGACGGGCTGCGCGAGGTTCTCGGCGACCCGGCGAAGCTCAAGGACTTCTTCTCCGCCGAGGCCATGGCCAACGGCGCGACCCGCGAGTTCCTCGACAGCTACGCCGCGGTGTACAGCAAGAAGAACCCGGGCACCGCCGACACCATCCGCGATCAGGTGCAGTCGGTCATGTTCGACATGCTCCGCGACAACGGCGCCGGCCGTAAGCCCGCGGTCGACCTGGCCAACGCGGTCAGCTTCAGCAACGGCCGCCCGTCGCTGGCCCTGTCGGCCGGCGGCACCCCCTCGGTGAGCCACGGCAAGGGCACCGTCTACAACAAGACCGCCCCCGGTGCCGCGTTCGAGAACGCCTACCGGGCGGAGGACCGCTTCGGGTCGATCGGCGAGTACTGCCAGGCGATCCGCGAGGAGGCCCGGCCCACCTCTGCGCACAACCGCAAGACCCTGCTGCAGAAGCTCGACAACGTGCGGGCGTTCCAGAACTCGTTCGGCAGCGAGGACCCCGGCGCGGGCGGCTTCCTGGTCCCCGAGGTCATGCGCTCCGAGCTGCTGCAGCTCGCCCTCGAGGACTCGATCGTCCGCAGCCGCGCCACTGTCATCCCGATGTCCACGCTCCGCGTCCCGATCCCCACCGTGGACGACACGAGCCACTCCTCCAGCCTGTTCGGCGGGGTGCAGTTCTACTGGACCGAGGAGGCCGCGAGCGCCACCGAGAGCCAGGCGAAGTTCGGGCGCGTCGTCCTCGACGCGAAGAAGCTCATGGGCTACTTCAAGGTCCCGAACGAGCTGCTCGCCGACGCGCCGGCGTTCTCCGGCTGGTTCGACACCCGCATCCCGGCGGGCCTCGCCTGGACCGAGGACGTCGCGTTCATGACGGAGACCGGCGCGGGCACCCCGCAGGGCTTCATAAGCTGCCCGGCGTCGGTGTCAGTGACAGCCGAGAGCGGCCAGGCAACGCAGACGATCGTCTGGGAGAACATCGTCAAGATGTACGCCCGGATGCTGCCGGCGTCCCTCAAGAACGCCGTGTGGATCGCGGCCATCGACTCGTTCCCGCAGCTCGCCACCATGGCGCTGTCGGTGGGCACCGGCGGCGGCCCGGTGTGGATCGGCGGCTACGGCAACAGCGGCGGCATGGACGTCCCGCCCATGACGATCCTCGGCCGGCCCGTCCTGTTCACCGAGAAGGTCCCGGCACTCGGCACCACGGGCGACATCAACTTCGTCGATCTGAGCTACTACCTGATCGGCGACCGGCAGCAGGTCGAGGTGGCCGCGTCCGACCAGGTGGCCTTTGCCAACGACCAGACGGCCTATCGAATCATCGAGAGAGTAGATGGTCGACCCTGGTTGCAGAGCGCGTTGACCCCTCATAATGGCAGCTCAAACACGCTTTCCGCGTTCGTTCAGCTTGCCAGTCGTTAGTAACGCTGGATAAAATAGGTGCATGCCAGGACGAGCGAAGTGTGAGCCAGGGTGCACCTGCGAGAAGCACAACCGGACACGGATGACGGAGGAGGAGGCTCGTGAAGCTCAGCGGCAACGTGCTCGTAAGCACTACGAGCGGAATCGCGCTGCCCTCCTCGAGCGCGAGCGGCAAGCGCGCAAGGATCCCGTCACCGGAGATGAAAAGCGGCGACGGGAGCGGGAGCGTATCGCCAGCCTGTCTCCGGAGGAACGCGAGCGGCGAGCGCAGCTCAACAGGGACTGGTACGCGAAGCACCCGCGGTCTAGTGAAGAGCATTCCCGGATGCACTTCTGGACCCGATACCGGATCACCCCGGAGCGCAGGCAGCAGCTCATCGACGACCAGCACGGCTGCTGCTACCTGTGCGGCGACCCGCTGCTTCTCAGCGAGCCTCGCAAGGTGCACGTCGACCACGATCACTCCTGCTGCTCAGGGAACACGGCGTGCGGCAAGTGCATCCGCGGCATCGCCTGCGACCCGTGCAACCGGGGCATCGGCTACTTCCTCGACGACCCCGACCGCATGGAGCGGGTCGCCGCCAACCTAAGGGCAGCCAAAAGTAAGCCTTCGCCGAAGGCTGAGTTAGCAAGGACAGCAGTGGCGCCCTGTCCCCGAGGAACAGCCGCAGGGACAGGGGGCCATTCATGGCCGGCATGCAAGGATTGGGCCGCGTTTTTGACGTGGTGCACGACGCGAGCGGCAACATGGTGTCGCTCAAGAACGCCTCGGCGGTGTCGTTCCTCGTCAAGTCGTCGGGTGCGGCCTCGCTCGCGGTCGTCGCGGCGAAGGTGTTCGGCGGCTCGACGCAGAACTGGACGACGGCGAACGGGTACGGGCAGACGTCGTTCTTCTGGCAGTCGGCCGCGGTGAACGGGACCGCGGCGTGGACGAAGCAGACGGCGACCTGGACGACGAACAGCGTCGCCCTGGCGGGGACCACCGGCTACACGTCGGTGATCACGATCTACACGTCGCAGCTCGCGGATACCTACTGCTACATCCAGGCCACGGGGACGAACGCGACTACGTGCATCGCGCTGCTTCATGACCTGAACATCCAGCGGACGCCCTCGAACCTCGCCCTCCTGGGGGCGTAGGCCATGGCCAACTTCGTTAAGGGCTACCAGCTCCGCGAGCTGCTGTACGGGGTCCAGGTCCTCAAGGCCGGGCAGGTCCCGCCGAACTCCGGCTCGTCGGCGACGCTGTTCACGGTCGCGGGCGGGATGGTGCTGGTCACGTCGCTGGTCGGCAGGGTCTCCACGGTCCTGTCCGGTACGACGGGCGCGATCTCGCTGGGCGCGACGCCAACAGTGGGCGCGGCCGGCGCCCAGGTGGCGGGCATCGCTTCCGCGACGGTGGTCGGCGGCGGTGAGGCTGGCATGGCCTATGCCGTTGTGGCGACCATCGCGGGCGCTCCTACGACCCTCTCTAACGGCGGTGCCAGCGGCGTGGCCGGCAAGTCGCCGTTCCTGGCGCAGTCGGCGTTCGTCGTTCAGGCCGGGATCGTCACGGTTACCACGTCGGTCGCGACCATGACGGGCGCGATTGACTGGTACCTGACCTACGTGCCGCTTGACACCGGGGCGTCGGTGAGCTGATGGCGATCAGCCCGGCCGCGCAGGCGGCGCAGCTTTTCGCGGCGTACTACGGTGCGCTCGTCACTGGCGCGGCGAAGACGCTGCCTGCTTCGACCAGCGGCGATATCTTCACCGTCACGGGCGGCCGGGTCATCATCACCAGCCTGACCGGAGTGGTCACCACCGTCATCCAGACGCAGGCGTGCACCATCTCAGTCGGGAACAAGCCCACGGGCGGCTCCTCGGCCACCACGACGCTGTGCGCGGCGAGTGCGTCGGTTTCGGCGCTTCCGGTGGGGGCATCCCTGGCTGTTCCGCAGGCCAAGGCGAGTGCCCTGATGCTCAGCGCAGCTGACGGGACGTTGCTGTGGAATACCACCTCCGGCGCCCAGGGCGTCCCGGTGACCAGCGGCGGCCTGGTGATCGTCCCGGCCGGGTCAATCCAGGTCACCACCAGCGCCACTAACACCGGCGCGATCCAGTGGTCGGTCACGTACGTGCCGTATGACGCGGGGGCGACGGTGACGGCAGCATGATGGCCCGGTACAGGTGCAAGTGCGGGGCGCTGAACGCGCCGGGGCTGCTGCGGTGCCCGCAGGCGGCGTGCGGGCGGTTGTCGCCGCGGTTCGCCGCGCCGGAGGCGGCTGCCCCGGTGTCCGTTCCCGCTTCGGCGGTCGCGCCACGGCGCAGGACCGGGACACGGAGGGCCTGATGGACTTCGGGCAGGCGCTCAGCGCTCTCAAGGACGGCGCCCGGGTAACGCGGGCCGCATGGGACGGCAGGTCGTTCCTGTACCTGGTGCCGGGCTCCACCTTCCAGGTGAACCGGCCGCCGCTGCTCGGCATCTACGACGAGGGCACTGTCATCGTCTACCAGCCTCACATCGACATCCGCGCGGCTGACGGCACGTGCTCGCCCTGGCAGCCGTCGCAAGACGCGCTGATGGCGGACGACTGGGCGACGGTGACCGCCTTATGTCCTGGTGGCAGCTAGACAGCGTGCTGAAGGAGCAGGCGGAGTACGCGAACTACTACCGCGCTCAGACGCCGGTGGCGTGCCCGGATGACGGGACGCCGCTGCTGCCGGGTCCTCCGGAGTCGCCGGAGGTGGAGCTTTACTGCCCGTTCAACGGCTGGGCTTATCCGAGGGATTACGACCCCGACATTCACTCAGGGATGTGAGACATGCCGAAGGCAACGACTGGCGGCGCGACGAACGCATGGGAGCCGCAGGTTTGCGCGGAGTGCGGCGCGCAGGTGGCACCCGGTGCGCCGCGCTGCCCGGAGTGCCCGTCGACCTCGTTCGAGGCGGCGGAGGTGCCCGCTAGCGACGTGGAGACCCCGGAGCCCGACGGGGACGACGCCGCGGACACCCCGGAGCCCGTCGAGCCCGCGGAAGAGGTACCCGCGCAGGACGCGGAGCCGGCCGCCGAAGAGGCGGCAGGTGCTGAGCCGCAGGCCCCGGAGGCGGCGCCGGGGCCTGCGCCCGCAGC